TTGCACAACAACATCTTTAGCTTGTTGTGGGTTAGTAACTGTACCATTAAAATTTACTGTTACGTTAGGTTCGCCAAATGTACCTCTGCCACCCATAGCTGCTATTTTAGCTGCACCACGTGTTGGATCAGCTGTTACTGTAGGTGCAACTGCTGCAACATCTTTAACTACTTTTGGTATATTTTCAGTTATAGTTTTAGCAGTTGATGTAGTACCCATACCAATACCACTTACAGTTTCTATTGCTTGACCAGCAAGTTGTGCAATTCTATCAAGTGCCATTTCGTATTTGCCGTCTGCAAGTTTTTCTAATGCTTCATTGTATTTTTCTTGTGCTTCAGCAAGTTGTAGCATTACATCTATGTTTTTAGTAGATACATCGTTTAAATCTTCTTGTTTTTGTTTTACTGTTTCTGTTGCTTTAATTTCATCTTGTCTTAATTTTTCTTTACGTTCAAGTAAATCATTGATACGTTTAGCTACGTTTTCAGCTTCACGTTGTGCGTCTGCTAAATCACGTTCGGCTTGTTCTACATTTTTGTCTGATCCAACAGCTTCATCACGTAATTCATTTAAACGTTGTTGTGCAAGTTGCAATTCAAGTGTTTTAATTTCACTGCCGTCTTGTTCATCAGTTAAACGTTGTATTGCTTCAACTTGTCTAAGTATTGCTAATCTTTCTTCAGCTGTAACTTCTTTGGCTTTTTCTTTGGCTTTTGCTAGTGCGTCCTCTTTATCTTTAACATCTTGATTTGCATTTGCTAAATCATCATTAGCCATAGCAATAGTTTCATCAATGTCTAGTAATGATTTGTTTATATCTATTAAATCTTCTTTTGCTTGTTGTAATGCACGTGTAGCTGATTTTTCCCGGTCAAGTATTGCAGTAATACTTGATCTAGCACTTTGTAGTGAACTTAAACTAGGTATTAAATCTTTTTGTATTGCTTCTGCTTCTTCTCTGGCTACTCTTGACGCTTCTTGTTGTTCACTAATAAGATTTGTAAGCATATCTTGTTCTTTTTCAATTTCTGTTCTTGCGTCTACGTGTGCTGGTGTATATTGATCTTTGTAAATCCTTGAATAATATTCTGTCATAGCAATACCACGTTGAATTGCGCTGTTTTTTGCTTTTTCCCTTTCTTCTTGTTCTTGTAAATATGAACTAGTGCCAACTACGTAATTACCAAAATTACCCATCTCAACACCATATTTTTCAGCTATATCACTACCTTTATCCATTTTATCGTTAACGTGGTCAAATGCTTCTACACCTAGTTCTACAGCACCTACAACAATATCTAATGTTTTACCTAAATATTCAAAACCTTTAGTCAATATTGGTAGCAATACTGGTGCAATTATATTAAATAAATCAACAACCCTTTCTATTATTGGTGCAAGTTCTTTCATTACTGGTGAAAAACCCTCAGCAAATGATTTAATTAAATCACTAATTACTGGTAATAAATCAGTAGCAATAGGTAATAATTCTTCACCTAGTTCTGCTTGTACTTGTTTTATTTCACCTTGTAATTTATTTAACCTACCAGCAAAACTTTCGCTTTCTGCGTTTAAATAACCTTGTGATACAGCAGTTTTTTCTTGGATCAATGAAAGTGTTGCTAATGCTTTTTCTTGTTGGGTAACTTGTGCATAGTTGCTTTTACCAGTTTGTAAAAATGCCCTAGCTTTTACATCAGCTTCTAAAATTGTTACACCATAAGTTTTTAAGCTCTCTCGCTCACCAAGAATTGCTTTGGTAAAACTTTCTATGACGGGTTGTGCACCACCTTGTACGTTATTAAATGCAGCAACATCACCAGCTAGAATTGAAAGTTCTTTAGATAATTCAGCACTTTCTTCTTGTGTAAAACCAATACCTTGTGTAATAGCACCAGTTGTTTTAAGTAAATCTTTTAATTCAAAATCTGCTAATCCTGCTTTATTTGCAAATTCTTCAATAAATGGATTTAGATTTTTAACAGCATTTCCAAATGTTACTTCAAATGCAGTTGCAGCTTCAGCAGCATTTGACGCAGTTTGTATAGCTTTTACACCAGCTGCAACAGCAGCAGCACCTACAACAGCAAAACCAGTAGCAGCAGCAGAACCAACTTTGCCTATACCACGACTAAATTTACCTAATGCTGTATCTGATTTACGTATTGATCTAAGTAAGCTATCAGCGTCCCCAATAAAAGCATACCTTAATCTTTTTTCTGCCATTACGCTGCTTTCCCTACTAATCCAGTTTTACCACTTGATGATATTCTTATTGGTATTTCTACTACTTTTGACATTTGTAATGTATTTTCTATTTCTTTAAAAACTCTTTCTAAATATTCTTCTTGTATTTGTGGTAATGCGTTTCTAATTGTTTTACCTACAACGTAACCACCGAAACCTGTTTGAAATGCTTTATCGCCTACAAAACGTCTGTATAAACGTCCTGCACCCGGTCTTGATCTTGGTAATGTTCCTAGCAATCCAAGTGGATAATATCTGTAACGTTGTCCTTTATTTGTATTTACCGGGACTGGTTGATAAATACGACCAAACTCTAATGATAAAACTGCGTCATTTCTATGGCCTTGTAACTCTATACTTGCTTGGTTTTGTCTTGCACGACCTTTAATACCTTTAACACCACGATCCCTACGGTGTACTGGTCTGCCACCTACATTTTGTTGTTTACCAAGTTTTATAGCGTCATTTGAAACTTCGTCTGCTATTGATTTATTAACCCTACGTATTGTTTTGTTAATTTCTTTGTCTAACTTTTTAAAATCACGTAATAGTTCATTTAAACCAGCAACACCAACAGCACCAGTAACGTTTAACGTTCTACCTCTGCCCATTTGTTCAATTGTTGCCATATTTCCTGTTTAATACATCAGCAATAGCACTTATTAATTCCAAGTCGCTATTCATTAATTCGTTTGGACTTAGACCTGTTTGCACACTAATAGTGGCAATCAAATCTATTACTTGGCTTTTGGGGTATCACTTGAGAACTCCTTAATAGTATTTACCTTATTAAGGAAGTCATCAAAATTATCAGTTTCACCCTTACGTTTAGCACCTAGCCAAGCCAAATATGCAGCGTGTTCATAACGTGCTTCCTTTGGATCAGCTAGGACACCAAAACCAACGCCAAATTGTCGTTCAAAACCAACTAAATCAACTGGTCTAATATCAGCTTCAATTTTCTTGCCGTCTTGATATTCAATTATGTAACCTGAGTTCATAATGTTATTTTAACCTTTCTGATTTATATATGTTGTTATTACTAAGAAGTTGCCCTAGTAATTGTGCCACTTGTTGGGAACGATACAGACATAGTTGCCAATTCACCAACACCGTTAGCTACTGGTATATGTTGATTTACAAGCACGTTTCCAGAATAACTTGGGTTAGTAGCACTTACTGCACCACTTGTTGGTTTTACAACAAATGCTGTTGTAGATCCAAGTAATGGGAATAATGTAGCGTCAACTTCTGAAGCTGCGAAATCTTGTTGGAACTCAATAGATAGTGTTCCGTCTTTTAATCCACCAGTTCTAGATTGAAATGTATCACCCATAGCTGTTGTAACGATTTCATCAGCTGTAATATCTAATGTAACACTTGAAACGTGGTCTGATAGATCAACGCTGTTCAAGGTAACACTAGCGTCTGTTAAAACAAATTTTGCCAATGTAAACTCCTTTCAAACTTAATTTTATAGATAAATAAAGAAGTTAAGTTGTGTGTGTTATTCGCCAAATAAAAAAACCCACTAATAAAAAACTATTAGTGGGTTTTTGTTTTGTTTATTCTTCTTCTTGTTCTGCAAATGCTTTATCTACACTAGCTTGAACTTTTGAAAATATTTTACTTGCTGATGTTGAAACATAAGTTCCGTCATCTTCAAAATAACCAGACATTTCACTCCTTTCCATTTAGTACGTTTTTCTAATGATATCACATAACGTGATGATTTGCAAATTGGCTATTCTATGCCGATTGTTGCGTGTATAGAAAAACTTGGTGATGTTCCAGATATTGTGTAATTTAATCTAAAATAGTCATCAGTTATTGCACCTGCTGCACTTTGGTAATCAGCACCTATTGCAGTTATATCGCTAAAGGTTATTACATCAGTTGGACTTGTAAAACTAGCGTTGTCATCTGATTGTAATTTAAACGTAACTGTTGGTGTTGATGTACCACTTACAGCAGTACAATGTATAGCCACATATATTTTTTCTGTAGATCCAACTGCACCTAACTGTACCCCGGTTGAATTACCAGTAGCAGTTAATGCACCGTCTATTTCTACTTTGCCTTGAACCACTTCGTCATCTGATTGTGATTTTGAAATACTAAATGGTGCTATCTCGCCTACTGCACCAAACATTTGATAACTAAATAATCTTGATTTCATAAAGTAAGCTGTATTGCCTACACCTGCTTCTGGTACTGTTGTAACAATCAATTCGTTGCCTA